CATCTTTGTTTTGGTTTATCAAAGAATATCCAATTTGCTTTTCCATTTCTTCCTATTTTGGAAATCTTACTAGATACCTCTTTTAATTTATTTTTTAACTTACTCATCTTTGTTTTGATTTAAGTTCTTTCTCCATATCTAACATGATGAAAGATTGTTTCTTAATTATATCCCTGTACTTGAATATGTAAGATGTTTGAAACCCTAACATGATTGCAAATATTGCTATATAAGCGTACCAAATTAAATTTTTTGGTGGACCTAGTTTTTTTAGATTAGTCTTCATCTGTGTTTTTGTTTAAGAAAATATTTATTGCATATTGTTCTTCAGGTAATAGATCTTTACTATATGAAATTAAAGATAATCTTCTTATTAATTGTTCTTCATTGACTATAGTACTTCTATAATTAACTTCAGTAGACTCAGTAGGCTCTATCGAAGACCATGAGAAAATATCTTCATTATTATAAGTTCCTCTCTTTTCAACTGTTATTACTGTATCGTCTAGGTTTATATGAAGAATAGGTATGTTTATTTTAGATATTGCTATCATCTATTTTTTAATTTTTTTAATCTAGCTTCTATAAGTTGTTTAAGATCTTTAGAACTTTTAGAAAGAGCTAATAATTTTTCTAATTCATTAATTATCATTTCTTTGTTTTCTCTTTTTCTTTCTAATCTATTCTTTCTAATAATAAGCTTATAGATAGGTAAGGCTGTTGGTAATATCCATGCCATGATTATAATTATCGTAATAATTAAGCTTAAAAAGTAATTAGTATTTTCATTAAAAAATGTTGCTAAATATTCTAACATAATTAATAGGTTTTGGTATTAGACATGCTTAATGTTTTATGTATTTTATCATAAAAACTAAGATTCTCTTTTCTAGCTTCTAAATTTACATATTTATGCAAAGCTGCTCCTAATTCAGCATGATTAGGGTGCTTTAATATCATATTCATTAAATCTAGCATTATTTGTTTTTCTGTTTTCATTTGATCTATTCTTTTTTATCAGTAAAAAGGGTTTCTAATTTAGGTTTCTCTATTTTAAAACCATTTTTACACTGTTCTATATATTTAAATAGAGCTAATTCTTTAGATTTTGCTTCTATTTCTATATCAAATATTTCTCCAATAGGAGGTATAACGTCATACAGGAAATCTGCATGAGAACGCTCAATTACTTTAGCATCTTCGTTTAGTTTTTTACTACTGCTAAAATGAGCAAGAGGTCTGGTATAATCTGGCCAAGTAGTGGCAGCTAGTCTTGCAGCTTGTTCTTGACTTAGATCTCCTGTGCAAAACAGGTGATGAAAAAAATCAAAAGTAATTGGAATACCTATTTCTTTATGCAGACCATTATAAAGATCAACTACACTATATTGACTAGCTTTATCGTCGTTTTCTACAACAAGACGAGATTGAGTAGATTTAGATAATCTTTTGAAATTTTTTGCAAATCTTTTTAGAGAGGATTCTTTATCGCCATATGTACCACCTACGTGAATATTTAAACTATACTTATAATTTTGAGGAAGACCCATAAGATCTAATATTTCAGCATGCTTATCTAAGTCATATACGGTATTATTAACTACCCGTTCCGTAGGAGAAGGGAGCACGCAGTATTGGCCTGGATGAAAACCTACACGTAAATCATTATCTAATACGTATTTACCTATTTCTTCTAAGTTAGATTTTATTTCTGCGTAGTTAGGTAATTCACTAAAATGGTATTCAGACATCCATGGAAATAAGCTACTTGACATTCTAAATACTCGTATGCCATGTTCTACATTCCATTGAAGTATCTTTTTAAGGTCTACTATATTTTTTAAAGAAAGTTCACCTGCGTAAGCTATACCTTTTTCTATAAAGGTTCTTTTAATCATGCCCCGATTGGTTGAAATACCCAATGGCTTTAGAGATAGATTAATACAACAGTATCCTAGATTATTCATATTGATATTATACTATAGTTTTATATTATTATATACGAAAATGTAAAATAGTTTAGAATAAATAATAAAAATACCTATTTAAATGAGAGGTTGTATAGATAGCTTTAGTATATTTGAATCAGAAGGAGGAGTAGAAGGACTTAATGTTTTTATAGAAACACTTAAAAACAAGTATGCTAAACACTTAGATGTAATAGAAGATTTAAAAGATTTTATTATTAGATCAGGATGCAAAGCAATAGAATTTGACACATTATATGGAGCATCTGGAATATCTAAGACAGACAAATGCGTAATAGCAGATAAGATATTAAATAACAGAATAGAAGACGCTCTGTATGTGATACTTCATGAAATATCTCACCAATATCAATACATGAAATATGGAAAAAATGTTATGTGGGATGCTTATAAATCTAAGATAGATATAGAGGAGGCAGTTGACCTATTAATGAACATAGAATTAGTAGCCGATAGGTTAGCCATACTTAAAACTAACGATCTACTGAAATCAAATGGAGTAGAAAATTATTCTGAAATAACTCCATTTTATCCAAACGTATCTAGAAGCTTTTTTAAATCTCATTTAGAGAGACTAAGAAAAAGTATTAAAGACAAACAAATTGACTCTATAGAAGATGTAAATAATATGATGCATGATGGGTTAAAAATAAAACCAAAACCTATTGCTAAAGCGCCTATTAGAAGACGACCTGCTAAACTTAAGAATGAAGTGGAAATAGACAGAATTTTAGATAAATTATCTAGCACCGGTTGGTCCAGCTTAACTGATAAAGAAAAAGCAACTCTTAGAAACGCAAGCACTAATAAGTAAAATAATCAGTTAAATCTATATGAATAACATAATATCATTACTATACGGTATATTTTTCTTTATTATAGGTCACATTGCTGTGTTTATACAGATAAACGGTCAATTTAAATGGGAATGGTTTCAAAAGAATCAATGGATAGTAGCTTTATTTGGTATACCTATCTCCTTTTTATATCTATGGGGAACTAAGCATACAGCAGAATCTATGAATGGAGTATTATGGCCTACCAGATTTATAGGATTTGGAGTAGGAATGATAGTTTATGCAGTAATGGTTAGTTATTATTTCAATGAATCAATAACTCCAAAGGTGATAGTTTCATTAATACTATCACTTGCTTTAATATCAATAAATATATTTTGGAAATAGATTTATAATAAATCAGAACTGTCTTGTAAGTGTTTTTCAAGTCTCCTAATTAAAGAGCCAATCATTAAATAATGAAAATCATCTTTACCTTTATCTAGTAAAATCTCCATTAAATCCTGAGACTCATATAATTTTTTAAGAAGATCCTGTTCCTTTTGTTTTGTTTCTAAGTCAATATCCTTCATTGTCTATGAAATAATTTTTTACTCTAGATTTTAATTCAGTGCTTGAGAAGCGGTGATCTCTTGAATTATAAAATATTTCTATGCCTCTAGACTGGCATATATCTTTTGCTGTAAAGTCTTTACCTACGTAATCATTTCCTATTATTCTAATGTCTAATTTAAATGACATAAATATTTCTTCCAATTCCTTTTCAGTTGAATACGGTATAACTTCATCTACAAATTTACAAGAACTAACTTGGATATATCTCTCTACAAGAGATTGAATAGGTTTATTTTTAGAAGGCCTATCTATAGTTGGATCTGTTTGAAGGGCAACTATTAAATAATCACATTTGGTTTTGGCTTCCTCTAGCATTTTAATATGACCTGCGTGGAATAGGTCAAAACAAGAACAGGTTATTCCTACTTTCATAATTATCGTAATTTTAATTCAAACCTGTCTTGCATTTTTTGTAATGCTTCTTCAGGTACACCGTGTTCATTAACTCCACTGTGTCTATTTTCTACTACAAGAGAATATACAATGTAACCATGCGTCTTTGCAAGATCCATATAAGGTTCCATTTCCCATTCCTGAGTAAAAGTATTAGAGACAACTACTCTAGGCACTTTAGTTGCTAAGCTTGAGGCAACGCTATCTCTACACCAACTATGCGCAAAGCCTAATTTAGTAGGATCAAAATTGTAATATTTAGTAACAGGATCCACAAAATACATATCTGCTTCAAAATGCTTTCCTCCTAAAGATTTTGCTAAAGTAGATTTTCCAGATCCTGGAATTCCTCTAAGTAAAAATAGTTCTTTCATAGTTTTAGTAAAAAATCTGCCAGATTTCTCTGGCAGATCTATTTTTTAATTATTTTGACTGTTTGAATTTAGTAAAAGTAGGATCAGTTGTCTCTATCCACTTTTTAATTCTAGAGTATTCATTTATGTCAGATGAATGAATAATAGCTGTATGTTTTTTAGTTGCGTCATACCAGTCTCCGTGTCGGTTATTTGTTGTTACAACTATTTCGCCATATCTGTTAAACCATCTTCTGTATTCAACAGTTTCACTCTTTTTATTATTAGCAGTCGTTGCAATACATAGATAATTTTTACAAGGACTAGGTATCACTATAGCTCTTTTTTTCATTTCAAGCTTACCTTCTGGAGTGTTAGAAGACCATACTGAATCTTCGTTAAATGCCATGTCCTTAATTTTTTTAATGGTTAATGGTTTTACTGTATTTTTCATGTGTCATCTAGCTCTATCCATTTAAACAGGGCAAGGATGAGAAGCTAGCTCTCTATGGTGGCCCTTTTAGCAATACGCTAATACTATTATTATACTAATATTTAGTAAAAAGTTTAAACCCATTGGGTATAATATAAATTTGCCATTATTTGTCTAGCCATTTTGAATTCACTAGCTTTATTTAATTTTAAGTTATGATTCTTAGCTATTGATTTTAAATAAGGCATTGCCTCTAACAGTGTCATTTTTCCTAAGTCTTTCATGTAACGGGATTTAAAGGTTTTGATTTTTTTACGTAATCTACATATATTTTTTTAAATTCTTTAGGTATTTCTGGTTTATATATGCTTGTAGTTATGTTTTTTATAAAAACAGTTTTATCAGATAATTCAGATAAAGATAGGGATAAATCTACAGTTGAAGAGATATCTAACCAGTTACCTTCAGCTTGAACATCCTCCATTGAAAGCTTTTTAAATAAGGAAGCTTTAAATGTAGTTAATCCATTGAAATACTTGTTTAAATTTTTTTCAGTCAGTTGTTTCCTAGAGTGAGTATTATGGCTATTGGTTTTAGAGTAATTATCATAAACAGAATCGGTATTATTGTTTTTATACACATGAGAAATAGTAGATAGCATTTTTTCTTCTATAATCATATCCTCAGCTTTTAAAAATACGCATACTTCATCGTTATCGCATTGCTTCATAGCATTAAATAATAACTTATGAATACCTGATTTTGATTTAGTCTCTATAGAGTCTATTTTAGCTATATCTAATGTTTTAAATTTAGAAGATTTTATGAATTGAGAAGTCTCATCATTAGATGCATCATTGATATAGATTATTCTATATTTTTCCATAGGGTATTCCTGCTTTAATATTTTAGTTAAATTATTCTTTAAACTTTTAAAGCTATTATGGCAATATATTAATATTACAAAATTAGTTGAGTAATCAATATCAATAACTTTTTTTTCTAAAACCTTCATATATCTATTTTAATTTTTTATTTCTAACTTTGTATATTCTTTCAATTATATCAACTACTTTTAATCCTTCTAGAGCATTTGTAGTAGGGGATGTTCTTCCCTTAAGACTATCAATTACATTTTTTATTACGTAATTATGATTTGCTGCAGAACCTTTGTAAGGGCCATAATCATTTGCAGGATTAGACTCTTTTAAGACAGGCATTTCATAATCATTAATATTGCAGATTTCTACTTCATTCATATATTGACCTCCAATTTTAACACTTCCGTTTTTACCAATAATTGTCATTGAAGATTCAAGATTTTGATTAGCAACTGCTGTAGAATAATTGAGACAGCCCATGCCGCCATTTATGAAATCAAAACTTACAAATCCAGAATCTTCAAAATCAGTTGTTTCTTTATGATTGAAATCAGAAAACTTACCTTCAATATTATCAATGTCTCCAAAAAGCCAATACATAATATCAATGAAATGTGAGAACTGGGTATATAAAGTACCTCCATCTAATTCTTGAGTACCTTTCCAACCGCCTTTTTTGTAATACCGATCATCTCGATTCCAGTAACAATTTAACTGAACCATGTATATGTCCCCTAGAATACCATCAGTGACTACTGATTTAATCCATTCTGAAGGTGGTGAATACCTATTTTGCATAACACAAAAGACTTGCTTTGAAACTTGTAAAGCTTTAGATATTATTTTTTCACAAGCATTCTTTTTAAGTCCCATAGGTTTTTCACAAACAATATGTTTTTTATTTTTTAAAGCCAATAAAGCATGTTTAGAATGTAAACCATTTGGGGTACAAATATTTACAACATCAAATTCCAAATCACTTTTTAGTAATTCATCTATCGAATTAAAAAATGGAACATCAAATGATTCAGCTTGGCATTCTTCTTTTGATCTAATGTCAACTAGCGCTACTAGTTCAGCTTCTGTCTCTCTACGGATCATTTCAGCGTGTCTTTTTCCAATATGACCTGCGCCTACTACTGCAAATTTTATTTTATCAGAACTATTCATATAATTATTTATTATTATCTTGCCTTAGATAGAACCTTTTTTAGATCATTTAAATCTTTTTTGTACATATCAATAGGTGCTGTAGATTTAATAACGTCTAGTTCTGCAGTTTTTTCCTGTTTTTGAGCCAATAGCTCTTCGTATTTTTCTTTAGTTAAAGTATGAATAGGCATAGATAATAGGTAATTATATGAACCATCTACTTCATTAAATTTAGCCATAGTTAACCAAGTCACTATATCTTGTTTAGGTACATTATTGATTTTAAGTTTTCCATCTATAATAGCTTTAATAAAAGCTGCTTTATTAGAGAGAACCGTTAATTGCTCCTGAAGAGTTTTTATTAAATAGGCTTTTCTTTTATCATAATAACTTAATCTAAAATTGACAAAGTATTCTATAATATCTTTTACGTTATCAAAAACCTTTAACTTTCCATTCTCATCTAGCATAGTTAAATTCTCAGATTGTTTCTCTTCCATTTTAAGAAACTTAGAGAGTCTTTTTGATTTAACCAATTTATCTAAGTCAACTCTTTTAAACTTTAAAGTGTAATCTATATTTGATTTAGAATTGTCATCATATGTAGCTATTTCTCTGGTGTCTTCTTTAGATATTAAATACTTATCGTATTTTTCATAGGTAATAGAAGGAGGAAGCTCTGAGATGTGAACAGTTGACGTATTCTTAACTTCGTATGATCCTTTTAATATCCAAGTAGAAGGATTTAAAGAGTCTCTCTCGCAGCTTCCTGTGAACCCACGATACCATGGTTTTGGTTCATCATACCGTCTACCTAATAATTGTTTTAAGCATGCATCTATTAAGTCTATAGGATTTCTATTTAGAATATTAGTAGCAAACCCTACAGCTATTCCAGATCCACCATTTAATAACACAGTAGGTATTATAGGTAAAAAGAAACTTGGTTCTATTTCAATACCCTCTTCATATCTAGATTCTAATAACTCAAAATCTTTATATAGTAATTTAAAGTTTTCATTAAGTTTAGTTGAGATATACCTAGGAGCACCAGCTTCAGGTGATCTTAAAGAACCAAACTGACCTATCTCATCAAGTAATGGCATAGAGTTCTTAAAAGATTGAGCCATTCCTATAATAGCTGAAGAAAGCGAAGCGTCTCCGTGATGATAATTAGCGTCAGAAGCAACTTTACCCCCTAATTGAAATATTTTTAAAGGCTTATCGTTATAACCTTTCCAAACTTTAGACGCTATGTGAATTATCTTACGTTGAGTAGGTTTAAATCCATCTATAACAGAAGGAATTGCCCTATTTTCAATTACGTATTTAGCATAATTTCCATAGTCTTGATCTAAGTATTCTGTTACCGTTTTTTCCATTATTGTTGTTGCTTTTCTGTTAATGCTTTTTCAAACATTTCTGATAGTTTTTTATCATCAGGAATAGTGTCTTTTAAAACTGCTCCTGCATGCATATAACCTTGCTTATATGCCCATATTAATAATTGAACTATTTCTGTAAAATCGTTGTTTTCTTTCTTTTTCATGTTAGTTTATATTTAAAATTTTTACTTTTCTAGGTGCAGAATCTTTTCCAAACCAGGTATTTAAGCTTTCTTTGTAGTCTTTATCATTAGTTATCTTAATTACTTTAGGGTTTTTAATGATCTCCTCGTATTCTGCGTCTTCTAGAGAGGCAAGTCCTTTTTTGTACTCTATATTCCATTTGGTTAGAGACTTTTCTTTACTTGCCCATTTCTTATACTCTTCGTCTGTGTAAAACTCTAAGACTTTATTTGCTCTTTTTGCTACAACAATAGGTGTCATTACTTTATGAATGACCCCTCTGTCAAATAGCTCAGGCCAATATTTATTAAAGAAGTTTATTAATAGTGAAGCGATAGAATCACCATCAGGATCAGCATCAGTGTATATGTATATTTTACCATATCTAAGAGCGTTCGGCTCTTCACCTAATTTTAATCCAAGAGCTGCCATTAAGTCTTTTACTTCGTCATTTTGAATAACCTTTGAATTAGGCAGTTCACTGACATTTAAGAATTTACCTTTTAATGGAAAAGCCCCTATAGTTTGTGAATCTCTAAACTTACGAACAGCACTCAATGCAGATAATCCTTCATATATTCCTAAGATACAACCGTTTCTATTGCCTTTTTTCTTTGCATCTATTAATTTAAGAACTTTACTGCTACTTAAGTTTTTATTTAGCTTTCTAAGCTCTGCTCTTTCTTCTGCTAGTTTTTTTCTTTCAACCCAGTCTAAAACAGATTGTATAATTTCAGATTTAAAAACAAGTTTTGCTATTTTTTCACTAACTTCATGACTTGTTTTAAAATATTTCTGTTCAGTTATAAGCTTTTCTTTAGTTTGAGAAGAGAATGCAGGATTAACTACGGTACTATCAATAAATACATAGAGATGATTTCTAATATCATTAGGTTTAACTTGAACCTTATATTTCTTATGAATCATTTCACGTAGATATTTAATCAATTGATCTGTAATATAGTCTACATGCGTTCCTCCATCTTTTGTATGAACTGAATTGACAAAACTAACATTAGTAAATCCATTCTTTGAATTAGCAAAACCTATCTTCCAATCTTTAGATTCTTCATAGAAATATTCAGATTCACCAGTATATAGTTTAATGTACTCTTCAAACTTTCTAAACTTAATTTCTTTTTTAGTTGATTTGCCATCTTTTACAGTTGTGACATTTATCTTAAGCTTAGCATTACATGCAGCAGCGTCCAAACATCTCTTATATAGAATTAAGTAACTACTTTCATCTATATTTTTCATGTTAAATCGAGACAAGTCAGGAAAATAAACAATTTCTGTAAAACCTCTACTTGCTTTAGTGATAGAAGCCTTGGTTCTCTTATTCATATTATCAGTAAAAGTCTGAGAGAACTTATTGGTTCCATCGCAAGTGGTAATTGTAAACTTTGTACTAAATATGGTAGTAAGAGTAGATCCTACTCCATTTGTACCTGCGACATTTCTGTCCTGAGTATCATCAAAATTACTACCAGCTTTGAGATTAGAGAATATCATTTCTGGTATCCATTCCTTGTGCTCAGGGTGTTTTTTTACAGGTATTCCTCCATTATCCCATACTGTTATACTGTTATTGTCTAAATCAAATATAACTCGTATTTCATCTAGTTTAGGAGTTCTTCTATGCTCATCTATTGAGTTAGAGAGTATTTCATCAAACAATTTTATAAAACCAGGGTTATATACCACTTCTTTTAAGTAAACATTTTCTCCATTAAAGAGATGTTGCTCACCTCTATGAGCTTTAGTAGAGCCTACATACATATAAGGCCTATGGAGAACATGTTCTATATCAGTTAATTTCTGATATTTAGTTGCAATGTCCTTTTTATTCATATTTTTTTGTACTGCCAAAATGTAATTAGTTTTTATATTACAACTATATAATACTAAATAAATAACTTATATAAGTACTCTGGTTATAAAAAATTGAAGTCCTTATAGAGATAAATAACTAAAAATAATACACTAAGATGAAGAAGAATGTTGTAATGAACCACGCTCAATTCATGGCTGCTGCTAAAGCTGCTGCTGCTAAGTATAGTGCTAAAGGTAATACTGCTCAAAAAGATCAAGGCGGTACTAAAGTTAAGCAAGACCTTTCTAAAGTTGAAGGAAAAGGAACTGCTTCTATCCAGAAATATACTAAAGAATTTTTAGCTAAAGCAAAAAGCAAGAAAGTAGTAGGTAACGGTAAGAAAAAATAAATTCCTTTATTATGAACAGAAAAGCATTAAGTTTTGAAGACTTTGCCATTCTAGAAAAAAAGGGAGCTCTTAAAAAACTAGTTGGAAAAAAACCAGATGAAGAGCTTACAACTACTGACGCTAAAAAGCTAGGTAAAAAAATAGCTAGGATGGACGGTGAAAAAAAGAGAAAATACGTAGGTATAATCAACTTTTTAGGTGCATCTTGTGATATTTATAATGAACTTTGGAAAAACTACACCAAAACAAGGGATAGTATTGCCAAGTAATAAAAACCTTTAGATAAAAAAGGATAAATAAAATAAAATAAAATAATTATACAATTATGGCAGGCTTACCACATTTTGATAACTCTACAGCGGCTACTAATTATTACGAACCAATATTTTTAAACCAGTTTGAGGTAATTATAAATCTACCTTCGGTTATACAAGGAACGAATGATGCTCTATTAGTTGAGCATGTTACAGATATTACAGGACTTCCTGAATTAACTGGTGTAGCAACAGTAGATCAATACTATAAATTCGCTAGACGTACTTTTGCGTCAGGTGTACCTAAAAAGACAGACGCTCAGTTAAAAATTAACTTTGAGGTTAACTTAAACGAGGAGAACGATGCTTATGTTTACAATATGATGAGAGCATGGGGAGATTTAACGTTTGATCCTTTAAATGGTAGACAAGGTTTAAAAAAGGATTATATAGGATCTATTAAAGTGGTTTTATTTAATAAAGCACAGGAAATATTTAGAGAATTTAATTTTAATCCAGCTTATTTATATGATACATTAACTGTAATGGATTTAGGATATAAGAAAGATGGATTATACAAATTAACAGCAAACTTCCAGTGCGATAGCTACAAAGAAACAAGAATAGGTGCTATTGAAGTATAAAAATTAAGAAATTAAGAATGGATATATTTGACGTACATAGAAGAGATGTTTATAATTTTGACCAATACATGGATCTTAAAAAACCAGGTTTTGGAGGAAACGATTCATTAATATACGATAGAGATAGTAATGGTAAAAAAACATCTGAATCTGATAAATTAAAAGATTACAGAAGAGTAGTTAAACGAGATCCACTTTTTAAGAATCCTCACTACAATTCAACTTATAAGGCAATGAGCCATGATTTAGTATATAAGCAAGAAGGTGAGGAACCTGTTACATATAAAGATCCATACTTAACTGGAATAGCCACAGTTGAGGTTGGAGAATATGAAGATGCAAATGAATCAAAATTAGGTAACTTTACAGATTTTATAAATGAATCAAAAGGTTTAGAAGGATCTGTAAAATCTACAGTAGAAATAGACGGTAATGTTCAAAAGGCATTAAAAGAAGAAGCAGCTAAATTAGAAGAGCTTAAGAAAGCTAGAGAAAAAGCAGTTTCAGAAGGTAAATGCAATAACTTTCAAGAATTTAATTCAGTTTCTGAGGCATGGTATGACATGATAGACGATGCAGAAATAGAAACAGAAGAAGAGGTTGAAACAATGCCAGGTATTGAAACTGAAGAAGGACCTGAAAATCCACCTAGAAGAAGAATTAACCCTAATCCAAAAAACGATGCAGGTTTAAATAAAGCAGTTGAAGACTTAATGGATTACATGGGAATATCTAGAAAAGAAGCTGAAAATATACTAGCTATAGATATTATTAAAGGTTTAGAAACACCTTATCCTGAAACAGAAGAAGAGATTGAAGTAGAACCTGAAATTGAGACTGAAGAAGGTCCTGAGAATCCACCAAGAAGAAGAGTTAATCCTAATCCAAAGAATAAATTTGATGAATTAGGAGAAATTATTGACAAATATGGAGAAGGTCCAGATTGTTATGGAGAAGGTCCAGAATGTGGAGGATACTAATCTATAAATTCAAGAGAAATTTCTTTAAATAAATCTTTATCAAAATCCTCTTTAGGATCTATTATGTAATAGTTAAAACTTACTTCAGGATATTCCTGATCTAAGAAAGCTATAGTATTTGAGATACCTCCAAATGTGATACTAGTATTTAAGAAAACTATTCTATTATACTTTTGATTTTTAATATTTACAGCTTTATCTAATAGTTTCTTTATTTCATAATTAAGAAGAAAGGATTGCACTGGATTAGGCACTAAGAACTTAGTATTAAATTTGTCTTTTATTATTTTATTAACGTTAAGTAAGTAATCCTCTTTTTGTTTTTTTTCAAACTTCTTAATAAAAAACTTAAACTCTTTTATAAAGATAACATCTAGTTCTCTTAGTTTATCCATTCTATAAATCACTTATTTTTAATATTTCTATACCGGCGGTTTTTAATATCTTAATTCCATCTAAATCTCTGTATTCTTCTATATAAATTACTTTCTTAATACCCGACTGTATAATTAATTTACAACATTCTTTACAAGGAGATAAGGTAACATATAAAGTAGATCCACTTATATCTTGAGTAGATCTAGCTGTTTTTAAAATAGCATTAGCCTCTGCATGTAATACATACCAGTGAGTATTTCCATCAATGTCTTCACAGTCATTAGGAAAACCTGTAGGTGTTCCATTATAACCATCAGAAATAATTACTCCATTTTTTACAACTAATGCTCCTACTTTTTTACGCTTACTTTTACTTAAAGTGGCCCATACTAGAGCCATCTTTAAATAGGTTATATGATATGCTTTTTCTTTATTTGTCATTGTTCTTCATGCTTACTGTTACGAGTATAACTATCTGTAATATTATTGCGTATATTCCTAAAAAGTTTACAAAACTAAGAGATCTATCGCTAAAAGTGATATAATAAGTAACATATCCTAGTAGACAAGCAGCAAAATAAAATATTGCCATCCCTAGTATTATTTTCATTATTTTACCTAGTCTCTGTTTCATACTAAATGATTCTTAAATAAATTATAGTATATAAAAGACAACATATCATCTTCTTTAAAATAACTTAATCTATTAGATATCTTATAAGGATCTTCTAAATTATTTTCTATGTCTTCTTCAATCTCTTTTAAATATGGAGATGGCATAGAAGCAGCATTAATTAGATGCTTTTTTATAGTAGGTAATTGAAAAGGTATAAATTCATGTTGTAACATAGAATCTACTTTTTCAAAATCTCTACTATAGATATGCATAGAGTCTACAATATGAGAATAGGACCCTAGTTCAAGATCAGGATAGGCTACTTCTTTAAGATGAAGCAACGTCTGTTGTTGTAATGCAGTAAAGAAAGCAATATCAGTTGGTAATCCCAATACTACATCGTTACTTCTCATCTTAACAGACATTCTAAGTTTATTATTTCTTATTAAGAAACTTGCATACATTGTACATACAAAATCTTTATTAGTAAGAGATTGATGACATGGTAAATTAAAATGAAGAACGGCTTGTCTAGAATCTTTATCTTTTAAAAGAGACTTAAGAGCCCATTCATATTGAGTGAAACCATGTTCATTTCTAGTATTAAATAAAAGGTTTCCGTATGAAGAGTTTACGGTTCCATCTGGATTCTGTATAGTTTCCCAAAACTTAGCATATCTACTTATAAACTTAACGTCATTTCTACCTAAGAAATACCACATAAATTCAGCTGCGATATACTTGCTTTGAGATGATCTAATCTTATTCTTATATAAACTAAGCATAGGATTCTGTATCTCTATACATACATCTACTATTTCTTTAGTAGAACTAGACCTAGGGTTACTTTCGTGTCCCTCTGGTCCCATTAAATCTGCTAACACTGCCTGATAGGCTTCTGCAAATGTTTCTTTTGAGTAAACTTTCATAAAATATTATACAATAAACAATTAATAGGTTTTACTTATACTTCTGTGGCTGAAGTTATAGTCATTTCAGAGAAAAAATTATTCTTCTCTATACTTATCTTCTTGTGAAATAACTCCTCAGGTAGAGGATCGTGTGAAATAACAAAAACGGTTAATCCATGTTGCTTAGAGAACTCTTTCAGTATTTCAATAGTTTTATATATGCTATCTTTGTCTAATGAGCTAAAGATTTCATCTAGAAACAGTACATTTATCTGATGATTTTTCATTTTTATCAATTCTAGCATAGCAAGTAGAACTATAAGGTTCATTTTCTTTTGTTCACCTGTTGATAAGCTATCTGGTGAAATTTCTTCACCTAAATGTGAAATTAAGGGGTTAAAATTGTTATCAAACTCAAAACTAAACTTAAAATCTAGTTTTTTACTGATACTTAGTATCTTTGAATTTAAAACAGGCATTACTTTATTCATTAGGGCCTGTTTTACACCTGAATCAGACAAAAACTCTAACATATCGGTAAAAATCTGCTGTTTCTTATTGATTTTCTCTAATTTATTAGTAGACTGTTCTATTTTATCTTTGATATTTGTTATTATGTTATTTAAAGCGTTTGTTTGCTTGCTATTGTCCTTTGTTTTTAAGGATTCTATAGCTTCTTGAAGATTTATTATCTCTAAACCTATTTTTGAGACATCTGATTGATTATTTTCGTAATCTTCTTTAATAGATTTTTTACCTGCCTCTAAATCGTCTATATTTTGTTGTAAAATAGGGGTTTTTTCGCTAAAAATACTCTGTTTTTCAAGTATCGCATCCTTTATTTCAGCATGTTTATCGTCAGTTAAGTCACTTAAGCAATGTGGACACTTATTAAGCTCATAGATATCTAATTTTTTAGCTATTTCAGCTAAGGCTGCTTTATTTTTATTGAAAATAACATTAGCTTCCTTTATTTTATCGTTAAGTCCAGATACCTCTTCTTTTAATTTAGTAGAAATAGCTTTATATTTATCTAATTCTATATTCTTATCCTCTATTTCAGTATTTTTAGCTAAAATTTCATTGGTTTTTTCCTCAGTTATGCTATTTTCTAGTAAATTAAGCTGCTCTTTAGATTTTGTTAGAGTTTCACCGCTGCTTTCTATGTCTGATTCAAGGAGAAGTATACTAGATTTATTATCTTTAGAGTCTTCTTTAACTTGATTTGACATTTCGGTTAAAATATCAGTACCAAATATTCTATCTATTATTTTTCTCTTATCTGTAGGTGTTAATTTTATAAAAGACTTAAAATCCTCAAAAGAAAGACTTATAGTATTTGAAAAAACAGAGAATGGAAAGTTTATAAGCTCATCCTCAACAAACTGATCTACTTTTCTTTTATCAGGAAGATTATGAGCCTCGCCATTAATAGTTAGATTAGTAAAATTAGGGTCAATTCCTCTCTCAATCTTAATACGATCACCTGTAGATGAAATAAATTCATTACAAGTATACGCATTTTTATTAACCCTATTTGGAATATCTTTTGTTTTTCTAACAGCAGATTTTCCATATAGTGAAATTGTTAAAGCCTCCTTTATAGATGACTTTCCACTACCATTTTTACCTTCAACGAGTATTAATTCAGGTTTATCTGAAAAAGTAAACTCTTGAAGTTTGTTTCCATAAGAACATATATTTCTCCAACTTAATTTTAATAATCTCATAAACTATCTTTTACCACCGTGATATTCTACAGCGTGACCTTCATTTATCATCATTTGATTTGCACTTACTTCAGTATCTTTTAAAAAAATTTCACCTAAGCATCTTCCATATTTACCTACTCCATGTGATTTTAAGATAAACATAGACTCGTTTGATTTTATTAAATCTATGAGATATTTTTTAGCTGCTAATCCTCTCTTCTTTTCTTCTTTATCTCTTGTTCTAGATTCAGGAGCATTTATACCCATCATTCTAATTCTTACTTTTTTCCAAGTATCAAAACCAAGATCTACTAAAGCATCTACCGTGTCCCCATCTACTACTCTGTCCAATTTAGCGTTATATGTGTATAGATTACTCATAATCTTTTTCTTTATTTTTTACTTTATCATTTAGCCTATTAAAATATTGCTTCATAATATTATTGTATGATTCAGGGTATTCCCTCTCAGCTAGACAGTTTAAGAATATCTCATATATATCATACTCTTTTATTTCTTCAATGTTTTCCTGTACCTCCTTTGTTTCTCTTACTTCAGGATTATATGTAAAAAATTCTACTTTTTTATAATCGTAGTTTTCTATCATTTCCATAAAACGAGTAACAGGAAAAGCCGATGCTTTGTCTATTCTCATCATTATATCTACGTAGTTATTACTAAATAGATTTTTAATTTCACTAAGTTTCATCTCTATTAAATCAAGAGCATCTACTTTTATAAATTTAGGAGAAAAAGTATTTTCTTCAAATGTTTCTACTATTTTACTAGAGCCTGAGTCGTTAATTAGATCTATTACGTAGAACCCTTTTGGATTGCCTCTATCGCCTCTGTCCAGTTCAAAAGGTGTTCCAGTGTATAAAACATTACCGTCTTCCTGATGGATATGAATGTGACCAGAAAAGACCCGTTTAAAGTTACTTAATAGTTTAGTATCAAGCCCTGAATGAAGTTTAACCCACTTATTAAGTTTGAAATTTTTAATATCAGCATGGCATACTACATAGTCAGCTTTTCCAATATAAGACTCAACTTCTTTTGTTATCTTTTTCTCATCTTCTATCCAAGGTAACATTAAGAAATTATGAATACCGTCTAAACTCAATATTTCGGGTTTTTCAAATACATGAACATTATGAAATATTTTTTCTATACCCTTTAAAGAGTGTATACTATTATTGTCTTTATAGTAAACATCATGATTTCCTAAGATAATGTATATTCCTCTTTTAAACTTTTTAGAAAGAGCTGAAAATATTTCTAAAGAATCGTTCCATATTCTATTATTGGTATGTTCTCTATTATGAAACCAGTCACCTTCCTGAATAAGGATATCTGTTTCTGGATTAAATCCCTGCTCCTCTATTTTATTTAAAAAATGATCTATTAAAAAAGCTTTTTGAGAAGAAGCCCATTCAATAGAGTTATTTCTAACACCTAAATGTAAATCACCTAATAAAAATATTTTATTTATACCTTCTAATGATACCATGTTAAAACATTTTATTGTTTTTATTCATTTTCCAATCTAGGAATTTATATTTTTTATTAAGCTCAGAGAGGAGTATTTCCTTATATGAATATTCTAAAAAGTCAAATATTTTTTTGTAATCCATAGCAGTAATATTAGATATAGCTTCTAATATGTAAATAGGATTTGAAAAGGTCTCATACTCTTTGTCATTCTCCAGTAAAGCGTTTATTTTTTCAAAGATAAAGTTAATCTCATCTTTATTGAATTTATTTCTAGTACCATCTTTTTCAGAGATCATCTCATCAAGTTCTTTATCCTGTTTAATGATCTTAAAGATATGCTCTAGAAATATCTTGTACTCTACATTATTTTCATAATCATAAAGATCGTTTAAATAACTTTTAGAGTAACCTGCGTCAACTTGAATGTTTCTACTATATTCATATTCGTCAGGGTCTTTTAGTCCATCTCCCTGATTGTATCGATTATTGAATATCTTGTCCTCTCTTTTTTCGTTAACTTCATGTTCATTTTGTGAATCTTTCATTTACAATTAGGTTTTTTTAGATATCATTCAATAAGCTAGTGTAATCATCGTTTTGAATATTCATAGTTTGATTATTACCATCTAATCCAAAACTGTCATTGGAATTTATAGATTTATACGAATCTCTAAGTTCGGTTTCCATTTTTCCTACATCTTCGTCATCGCTATAATATTCACTATTTTCTCCAATAGATTCATCTAGTCTCATATAATCTTTTTTCATGTCAAAGAACTTATAACTTTCTTCATAACCGTTA